CGCGGGGTTTTCCCCCCTATGGAGAGGGGCAGGCTTGCTTCTGACGGTCGCTGGAGTTCCAAAAGAGGGGATTTATTGTCTTAACGATGATATAACCAATTTTAGAAAAGGATTTATTTTCAAAAATGACTTGACGTTCCGCAGGAACTACCGCAGGATGAATGATTGGCAGGATCCAAAATGGAAGATGAAAACAGAGTATCTATTCAATGATGGAATTAATGAGCTTGTTATAGATGGATGCAGGATTGAATATGGCTGTGCTATCCGCTTGAGTGATACAGAATATGAGCTGGATCACACGATTCCTTATGATAAAGAAACAGGATTACCGCTGCCTTTTGAGATGGAAGACACCATATATAGTTAGAATAAATGTTATAAATCTGTAATAGTTTTGTAACATAAATAATTTAAAGTATAAGCAGGAGGTGTAAAATATGAAAAAGTTCTGGAATGATAATAAAGAAGATTTAAGCACCCTTTTCTGGACTTGCGTTACTTTTGCTTGCATGTTTGCAAGCTGTCAGGTATGGTTATTGTTAGGTGATTAAATTAGTAAAGGAGAAAAAATGAAAACAATTTGTTAAAACATCTGAGATCAAAAGAAAGATTGAAAAATTAGTAGATTCAGCAAACAAAGATTTTAATAATGGATTTACTAGTTTATATGATTTGAAAATCTATGTATCAAAAGTATTGTTTTCATATTTAGAGGATTTAGTATGTGAACCAGAAACATGGGAGGACGGTATGTTTCGTCTGAATGAGTGGATGGATTCATTAAGACATTAAGGAGGTGAAGAAAATTGATTGATATGTCTGAAATCTATGAAACATTGCGGACAAGCAGCCTGAGAAAAGTAACCTACGAGGATGATGAGATCACTATCGTAGCTTACAAGATGGGAAAAATCATTAGAATTGATGTAAAGGAGATTAAATAAAATGTTAAAATCAAATGTAAAAATCATATGCAAACCTTATAATGGAAACTCAAAAACAAAAGCTTTTATTGATCTGAAAATGGATGACACCCTTGTAATTAAAGGACTTACGCTGGTCGAGGGAAAAGAGGGGCTTTTCCTGTCATTCCCAAGCACAAAGGGAAAAGACGGAAAATATTATAATTCCGTTTATTCTCTGGATAAAGAATGGGGAAACCTTCTTCAAAATGAATGTGTGAAAAAGTACAATAAGTGCAATCAGACTTCGCAACCTGCATCCTCAGGGGGTGGATTTCAATAATGAACATCTATGATAGAAATGGATGGCTGGACGTTCCAAGGATCGTCCAGCTTGCCGATAAAAATAAAATTAACTTCATATTCATCATTGGAGCCAGAAGAACCGGAAAAACGTATGGCATTTTCCAGCACTTCATCAATGACGTTTTTTCTAAAAATGAGAAGATCATTTACATGAGACGTACAAAGGAACAGCTGACAAAAGTATTTCTTCCGGAGTTTGATCCATGGTTGGATATCAACAAAGATATGAACAGGTTTTTTCATTTTGAAAAGCCCAGAGGTGAGTATGGACGGATTAAGATCATGGAGCAAACAGAGGATGAAGAAGTTTATAGAGGTGAAGCTTTTTGTCTTACTTCGATGCACAACAACCGTGGTTTCTCTGGATCTGATTTCTCTGAGGGGATTTATGATGAGTTTATTCCGGAGAAGATCGCTAAGTCAATCAGTGGGGAAGATGATGCTTTTCTGAATGCTGTTGAAACAATCTCAGCAAACAGGGAATTGCAAGGAAAAAAACCATTTCGCTGGTGGCTTGCTTCCAATTCTAACACTCTGGATAATGCAATTGTGCAAGCTTTTGGACTGCTTCCAATCTTGGAGCGAATGAAAAAGAACAAGCAGGAGTTTTCCATGCTGAAAGAGAGAGGAATCATCTTAGTTCTGATTAATGATTCCCCGATTTCAGAAAAGAAGAAAGATACTGCTTTGTATCGTGCATTATCAGGCGATACTGACTTTGCAAAGATGGCTTTATCGAATGAATTTGCATATGATGATGTTTCCGCTATCCGATCAGAGGACATCCGGCAATATAAACTTATTTGTGTGATTGGAAAAGTGGCTATTTACGAGCACAAGTCAAAAGCACACTTGTATGTGTCGGATCATATCTCTGGTTCATGCAAAGACGTGTTTGAGGACACACAGCATGGCAAAGATCAATTTAGGTGCTTTTATAGTTGGATTGACAGCTATCGTCTGACAAATAGAATCAGCTACCAGAACATTTCTGTAAAATTCTATATTGACAAACTATTTTAAAAATTATATATTAAAGACAGGTCAGAGTGGCTACATCGACCGCCGGAAGCGGATGCCTTGGGATGATTACCCGGAAGCTCTGACCTATTTTAATTTTAGTTCCGGCAGAAAAGGAGATAGAAAAATGAAAGTAAATGAAATTTTAGAACTTGGTAAACTTGGATTTACAAAAAATGAGATCATTGGTATTCTGAATACTCAGAACATGACTGGGCTTAATCAGATCACAAGCCCACAGGGTACAGAACAGATTCAGAATCTGGGGCAGCAGGTTGCAAATACTCCACTGAATCTGACAGCACAGACAGGACAGGATACAACCAATGCAGCCTTGCTGACAGCAATTAATACGTTGACTGCTACATTACAGGCTGGGAACCTGTCAGCATCTGGAAAAAGTGTAAATGCCTCACGTACATCTGAGAATGTGGCAGAAGATCTCATGAAACTTATGAATTAAGGAGGTGTAAATAAATGGCGAACAGTTTAGTTATACAGGATGCCTACCCTGTCATTAATGAATTGTATAAAATGGCGACCGGTCGTGAAAATCTTAAAGCAGTAGACACAAGCTCTTTTGTGGCAGTTGGTGAAACCATGTTGCGGACAGGTGTAGAACCAACATTGAAAGCACTCAGTCAGTGGTGTGGAAAAACCTATTTTGAAATGGAAAAATACAGATCCAGTGTGTTCCGGTCAATCATTGAGGATAATGAACGATGGGGAGCTATCACACGTGAGATCATCACATTGCCAAACGATGCGGAGCCATCGCAGGATTGGAATACAGACTTGAGTGAAAACCAGCTTGCTGATGGACAGTCCGTTGACATGTACAAGATTAACTCTCCAAAAGTGGTGGAGTTAAAATTCTATGGAAGCAAGGTTTTACAGTCTCACATTACACGTTTCAGAGATCAGCTGGCACTTGCTTTCTCAAACGAAGCAGAGTTTCTGATGTTTGTAAGTAGCTATATGACAGCTTATTACAACGATATTGAATCCAGAAATGAAGCAAAACGCAGACTGACGGTGCTTAACTTCATGGCAGGCATTTCCTCCCTTGGAACAAATGAGGTGGATCTGGTAAAAGCTTACAATACAGAGTATGGAACAGAACTCACACGTAAGCAGCTTTTAAGTCCTGAACATCATAAAGATTTCATGGCTTTTGTAGTATCAAGAGTTAAGAAAGATTCAAAGAAGATGCAGGACAGAACCACAAAGTATCATATGAATCTTACTGGAAAGGACATCTTGCGATTCACAAGACCAGAGAATCAGAAGTTACTTATGTACACTGATTTTTGGGTTGACAGCGAAACACAGGTACTTCCGCAAGTATTTAATGATAAGTATTTGAAAATTGCCGACATGGAGCTTGTAAATGGCTGGCAGGAGTTTGACAGCCCGGCTATCAACATAACGCCTAACATCATTGATGCTGACGGAGTTTCAAAGACAGCCACTACAGCTGTAAGCCTGCCATATGTACTTGGTTTGCTTTACGATCGTAGAGCGATGGGTGTTAATAATCAGTGGATGTATTCAGCTGCTACCCCATTCAATGCGGCAGGTGGCTACTACAACATCTACGATCATTACCGATTCAATGCTTGGAATAACTTTACTCACAATGCAATTCTTTACGTGCTGGGGGAGGGGGTATAATGATTTATTTTGACGTAACATCCACTGAGCCTACTGTGCTTCCATTGGATGATACAGTAGGCATAAAAAGGATTGTGATTTTAAATAATGGGGATCCCAACTCTGCTACTGGGTTACTGTTAAATGATAATACTATTGTTTTATTGGCAAGAACAGAGCTTGTTGATTTTACTTTTCCGGAAACGCCATACGGATATCCTGCCCCATCATGTTTCTTTATTTCTGTTATTGGTAATAGCACAGGTCAGGTTATGATAGAAACAAGCCCATTTGTAAATGTCAACTATTTTGAAAAAAGGGAGGCCACATAACAATGATGGATACATTTTTGACAATTCTTGGCAACTATGCTTTTCCGATCGTATGCTGTTGTGTGATGGCATACTTTGTGAAATACATGTATGACCAGACCAATCAGAGAGTTGACAAACTCAATGATCAACACAAAAATGAAGTTGATACGCTTTCTGAAGTGATCAAAAACAACACACTTGCAATTGAAAAAATGAACTCATTAATTGAACACTTAGGAAAGTAGGTGTAAAAATGACAGCAAACGAACTTGTCGAAAATGCAAAGGAATTACTTGGAGTTAGATATGTGTGGGGTGGTTCGAGCCCCACACAGGGACTTGATTGTTCCGGCTTGCTTTATTGGATCCAGAAAAAAGCAGGGTCAAATGTTGGAAGACTGACGGCTTCCAGCTATTCAAAGCTTGGTGCAAACATTCCAATTGGAGAGCAGAAAGTAGGTGATTTTCTCTTTTTTGGAACTCCAGTTACTCACTGTGCAATTTTTATTGGCTATGGCTATATGATCGAGAGTAGAGGCGGTAGAAAAAATACCCCATACAATCCTGGTATTGGTGTGGTCAAAAGCCTTGTAAGTCGTAGGTCTGATTTATCCTGCATCCGCAGAGTATGGGATGAAAAAAGCTTATCTTATGAAATAGGTATAACCTATACTACTATGGTGGATCACATACATGTACGATACAGTGTGTGGGGTCAGATCAAAGACTATGCACAGCTGACAAGGGATGGTATGAAACATGCTTATTCTGACGGATGCTTGAAAAAAGGAACAACAGTCACAGTAAAAGAAATCAAAAAGGACGTTTCAGGAGCAACGTGGGTACGGATTCCATCTGGCTGGATATGCGCAATCACGGCAAAGGGGGAGGTTTACCTAAAATGACAGAGATTATTTTATTTCATTTTTCAAAACAAAAAAATAGTACAAAAAGACCAACAGAACAGGGAACTATGGTTCCCTGTCTTTTAAAATCAAATACAACTTTTCAAAATCCAGCGTTCAAATTAAAATTATCATTAGATAATGCGTTGCAATATAATTATCTGAAATGGGCTGACCATTACTATTTTATCAGCTCAACGGTATCATTAAATAATGATATGGTTGAGATCTCAGCGAGTGAGGATGTGTTAGCAACGTACCGGACAGAGATCAGTAACTATACATGCTTTATTGAGCGATCTGCTAAGCAAACTACACTTGCAAACGATAGCATGTATATTCCAACAAATGACTGGGTCAGTCAGTCTACGATAGTCGGACAGCCAATCAATACATTTGTGAATGGCTATGCTAGAAACTATCTGCTGCGGACTATTTCAGTAGAGGGAATAAACACTTATTATGTGACAGGGAGCCAATTAGATGATCTGATGCAATTCATGTACACATATGGATCAATTCCAGAAGTGATTGACTCAGCACTTACACGTTTGCTTTTCAATCCATTTCAGTATATCGTAGATTTAAAATGGCTGCCATTCCGATTAAGCTCATTCCTTAATATTGCCGATAATATCAAGCTTGGCTACTGGGACAGCGATGTAACTGCTGCATTACTTAATGATGCAACATGCACTTTTTCCTACGATTTAAGCCTTGGGAACCCATTATATGCTGATAGTGATTTCAGATTTTACAATGCTGCTTTTTCAAAGTATAGCGTAAAACTTCCATTTGTGGGGGTTATTCCTATCAATCCAACAAAGACCCATAAGGGGCAGTTAAAAGCTACTTATAATTTTGATGCTGTTTCCGGCATGGCTGATGTTTGGGTGACTTCTGGAACAGATGAATACAGTCACTTTCAATGTCAGCTTGCTGTTCCGGTACAGATTGGATATGCCACAACAAACATTGGTCAGCTTACGGCAAGCTTGATAGACGTTGGCACAACCCTTGCTTCCGGTAATCCTATTGGAGCTATCACAAATACGTTGGGGACTTTTCAGAGTGTAACTTCACCAGAGCCCAACATGGTAGGTACGGTTGGCAATATTTCCTCGATACTCAACAACATGGATGCAAACAGTATCTGCTATGCCTGCACAAGCATAAATCCAGATGGTGCAAGTGAGGGTTATATAGACGGTACTATCCGGTCAATTTCTACAGTGAGTGGTTTTGCAAAGTGCAGGAATGCATCTATCCAGATCGCAGGATTCGAGGGAGATCAGGAGCAAATTAACAGTTACTTGAATAATGGATTTTATTTTGAATAAAGGAGGGATGAAAACATGTGGGTACCTATGAATTTTGACAAGATCAACATATGCACAAATTACTTCCAGCCATCCGGAATAAAAGTCGACAGCTTATATACTGATACGTTTGACCGGATGCTTTATGAGCGTGTGTGTTCTATTCTTGAGATCACATACAATGGAACTATTGACATTGACTATTTCAAATATTGCCTGCTTTTTGGGGGGTATATTTGCATCACAAAGACAGATCTTTATGGTCTGATTGCTCAGTATCCTATGCTTACAGGATACAATATTTATTTTAAACCAACGACAGCAAGCATACACACGTATGCAAGCAACGCTATGATTGACATAGAAGATATGGAGATCGGGAAAGACTGCTCTGTCATCTATCTGAGACCTACATTCTGCGGAATTGGGGATATCATTGGATTTTATAGTTATAAATTAGCATTGGTAGCAAGTGCTTTTGATATGAATGTGTTTAATTCAAAACTTGCTTTTCTGATAGCTGCAAAAAACAAAGCAGCAGCTCAGACGTTGAAAAAAATCTATGACAGCATACAGGCTGGTAACCCAGTTGAAGCTTTTGATGTATCAATAAAAACAGAAGATAGACAAGGAAGCAAGCAGGATGCGTGGGAGTCATTCAACAAAGATTTGAAGCAGAACTTTATTGCACCGGAGCTGATTGAAGTATTTGAAAAGCTTCTGGATCAGTTCGACACAGAAGTAGGGATCCCATCTGTTGGATCCGATAAAAAAGAACGTCTGAATGTGCTTGAGACAAGCAAAAATGATGCAGAATCCGTGACACGGTTAACTACTTGGCTTGAAACCATGCAAGCAGGAGTTGACATGACAAACAGGCTTTATCCTGAGATGAACTTATCCATCAAGATCAGAAGCTATGAAACTGCGGAGGTGAAATAATATGGGACTTTATAAGATAACGATAGCAGGGCTTTACGAATGGAACAATACACTGTTTGACAAGATGGAGTTCCCAGAATCAGCAGACAAACAGAATTTTATTGATAGCTTGCTTCTGTCTTATGGGGACTGTGAACCCTTATATCCAGACTGGGACTTTATGCATGAGAACACTATTCCTGCATGGAGCCGGAAATGGAAAAAAAGCATTGACAAGGTTTATAATGTGTTAGAATTAACAAATTATGAACCGATTGAAAACTATGACCGACATGAAGAATGGACAGACAGCCCGGATATGATGCGAACAAGTCAAAGTTCCGGACAGGACATAAACAGGGCAGAAGCAGGGCAGGGAACCACTACGACCAACTCCGGGGCAGATACGGCTACCAATGAAGTCAGTGCTTTTAATGATGCAAACTATAGCCCGAACGAAAAAACAACTACGGAGTATGGTGGTAACACAACGGTGCAAAGTTCCGGAGAAAACAAAAATACGTTTGAATACGGAAAAGGTGAAACAAACAGAGAGACAGGACAGAATAAGCACGTCGGACGTATTCATGGCAATATTGGCGTAACTACATCTCAGCAGATGATACAGTCAGAGCTTGAATTAAGGAATCAAAGCTTTATTGACTATTGCACCGGACTATTTGCACAGGACTTGCTTTTATTAACTTATTAAGGAGGGAATAAATTATGTTTTTCAGATACCCACATAGCGGATCACAGGACATGAACTTAGACTGGCTGCTTAAAGTTGGCAAACAGGCTGACAATGATCATGAGGAATGGACACATATAAAAGATACCGCTCAGACCATGATTGATGACGCCATCCAGAAAAGCCTGGATGATGGGGAGATCGGAAAAGTAGTAAATGATGCCACTACAAAAGTAATCACCGAACAGATTGACCCATTAAAAGAGCAAGTAGGAACAAATACGGCTGATATTGCAAAGTTACAAAAAAGAGAAGGGCTTTTTGATCATTCCGGGGGTACTATCATCATCGGAGACAGCTACACGGTTGGTTATACTCCGGACGGTAACGTAACGCCCTGGACTACTAACTTTATCAAGTACACAGGGCTTGAGAATGTAAGCATTTCCGCAAATGGTGGGGCATCTTTCTCAACGGCTGCTAATTCATTTCTTATGTTGCTAAATGCTGTTCCAGCTTCTGCGGATGTCAAACAGATACTTGTAGTAGGTGGATTTAATGAGTTCGGAAGCTACTCAGAAATTGAAAATGCAATCAATGCTTTTATGGGAGTGGCAGAAGTAAGATTTCCAAATGCAAAAGTTTTTTCTGCTATGGTAGCATGGTCAGTAGATAGGACGGATGACCCAAATGTACAGAATAGGCTCAAGATTGCAAAATCTGTTTATAATACTCAGCGGAAGAATTGGCGCTATCTGACAGGGTCAGATTATATTCTCCATGCTGATGGGTTCCTTGCTTCTGATGGATTTCACCCAAACACAAGCGGACAGGAAAGGCTTGCAAGCTATCTAGCTACCGCTGTTGAAACAGGGGCTTGCAGTCCATCATTTTATGAGGTTACCGCAAACTTTGAAGCTGGTGACTTTGCACCTACTCCGGGAGCAAGTTGGTCATTTGTAAGTTCCTACAATGAGAATACAAGTACTCTGATCTGGGGTAACTATGTTTGCCTGCCAAACAGCGGAACACTTACATGTGATGGCACTGAGTACCGCTTGGGGCGTATTTTTTCAACTTCTTTTATCGGAGATCACAACGGCTATACTTGCTATCCAACAAGTGTGATCGTTAAGTCTAGCAGTGACTTTTATCATATCCCCGCACAGCTTAACTTCCGAGGTCGGCATATCTATTTGAGCTTGTATGATATCTCAGATGACAAGCACAATTACCGGACTTTGACAGAGGTTACACAGGTACAGATTCACAGAGGTTCAATTACAATGTAAAATAGAGGTAGCCCAGCAGATGCTGGGCTATTGTTTTATGCATCTATCATGAGTTTATTGAGTAACTTGATTACAGCCCAGTTTGTAGGGGCTTTGTAGATTTTAAGACCCTTAAATGGCTGATAATAAGCTACAGACCAATCTTTGAAGCCTGTCAAAGCTATTTCGACATAATCCAAATAGCAAAGATAGTATACTGACAGGTAATCACCATCATCTGATATTTTACAAGTAAATCCGTGCTTTTCAAGATCACGAGTGAGTTGTTTAAGGTTCATTGTGTTCTTATTATAATATTCATTATGTCTCATGTTTTCACCCTCCTGCCATATGGCTGTTGCTGTATTTATTGATGATTTAATTATAGTCCATTTGAACTAAGATGTCAACAGAATAAGTGACAGACTTTGTGCTATATTGTCAGACAATTTAATGT